ACATTTGACGCATACTTGCCGCCGTCTAATGTTTCGGGCATTACCCAAGAAACACCAAGCGGGTGCAATACTAACGCTCTGCGGTTAATAAGGAAATTCTGCGCACCTAATTTATCTCGATCTGTTTCATATCCTACCAAGCCGTCGGGCATTCCGTCCTCACGTACAAAAGCACCCTTACCGATAAAGTAAGTGTCATATACGCCGCCAGTTACAGGCATTCCGTCGTCAACGATTACCTGATAACCCAAGTAGTAGTCAATCTTTACCTTTAAGTCACTGTCAAACTCTGTTGTAATCTGCTGGTTTTTCTGCAACTTGGTATATGTTGCAGAGTGCATAAATACAACGCCCAACTTGTCTGCTGCGTCGCCCATAAGTTGCTTTGCGTCCAATGTAGCGTCTACGCTAATTACATTGTTTTCCTCTGCGGAAATGTCCTTAATGTGGTCTTTTAAAGCACCTGTGCTAGTTGTGAACAATCCCTTTAAAATTGCTAACATCATAGCCTGTTCTCTTTCTACCCACCAATCGGATACAAGGTCTGCTGTCGCTGCCATAGGGTCTGCGCCGCCGAATACCTTTGATAAGTCTGTGTCGCCCCACGCTTTCTGTCTAATAAGCAAGGTTGCAAACTCGCTACCTGTGGTAATTCCCTCGGGTGTAAGTGCTGTTTCGCCGAATACCTCGTCGTCGCCTGTTAAAGCGTTAAAGAAAGGCATTTGTACAAGGTTGCCGCCCTTGGGTGTGCCGTTAATAAGTCTTGCTACTCTGGGGTCGCTTGTAGTAATACCACTTCTTACTAACATAGACTTTGCTGTAGTTCTCTGTAATGTGTACTCTGTAAATTTGTTAGGTACAATCTGCATTGCTGCAATAGATGTTACTGCCATAGTTTGTTACTCCTTTTCTTTAAAATATTATTTAATACCCGCCGCTGCCTTTAATTGTTTAGCCAGTTCGGGGTTTGTTGCCTCTAATTCCATTTGCTTTGTCAAATTAAAACTGCCCGCCATATACGGGTTATCGCCGCCAGCATTGCCCGCTCCCCTTTGTGGGTTGCGTCCGTTGTCCTTAAAGGTCTTTTCTACTTCTGCCTTTACCAGTTTGTCTACTAAAGCCTTTAACGCCTTAATGTTGGTGTCAATCGTTGCTGTGTCGCTGCCATTTACAAGGTCTAAAATCTCTAAAGCCGTTTCGCTGCCGTCGTCAAGCCCAGCCTTTTTAATTGCTGTAACTGCATACAGTTTATTTTCTGCTGCCTTTACTTTAGCCTCACGCTCTGCAAGTTCTTTGGCTTTCTCTTCGTCCTCAAGTTTCTTTAACTCTTCGTCTGTGAGTTTTTCTTTACGCAATTTGTCTAACTCTTCACGCAAAGCCTTGTTGTCGTTACCCAGTTTGTTAGTGGCTCTGTCTACCGCTTGCTGGATTTTCTTTTCTAGCAGTTTGTCTGCTGCGTCTGGGTCGTCTTTCGGCTCTGGGTCTTTGTTGGGCTCGGGGTCTTTCTTATCTTCAAGCCCTAACTGCTTTACCATAGCGTCAAACTGCTCCTGTGTGATTGCACCGCTCGCCAGCAATGCTTTTAATTCTTCCAAAGTCATTTTGTTGTTACCTACCTTTCTTTGAGTTGCACTTTATAAATGCCCCACGTTGTTACTTTGAGTGCCCGCTACACGCCCCACTTAATAGAGTTGCTATGTTGCAAGCCCACTAGCGATAGTTATAGGATTTGAACCTATGCAGCGCATACACGCCCTAACTGTTTAGCAAACAGCCCCCTTAACCGCTTGGGTAAACTATCATATATGTAAAAAGGGCAGCATTGCGGCTGGCTTTATGGTTGCCGCCGTTTTTTGCTTGCCCTAGTTACTCTAAAAATCTGTTAATGGGTTGTTTTTCTGCAATTCCTTATATTGTTTCTTAAAAGCCAAATACTCCTTGTGTAATTCTTTCGGCACTGCCTCTTTAACTACTACATTGCTTTCTTCTAACTCTATATAAGGTTGTAATTTTTCTGGTATTCTTATCATTGCTCTAGCCCTTTCCGTATGCTTTAACAAGTAAATCGTGTATTTTAATAGAGTATTCCTTTGGATTGTCGCTTAATTCTGCGTCACAGAAACACTCTGCAATAAATTCGCCTACGCTTTCTTTTGAATACATAGAAATACACATAGCGTCATATTGCGCCTGTAACTCTTTTGCATTCTCAATACCCAGCATTAAGCCGTTTGGTTGTCCCGCAAATTTTTCTCTGGCGTTCTGTATGTCACGCTGCAACGCCCTTAACTTATCCATATACTGCCTATACATTCTGCGGGCGGTTAGGAATGTGTTATTTGTACCGCCTGTGTTTACATGCAACTCGTTTAATTTGCCAGCAAGTATAGAATGTCCGTATTCGTGTACTAACGTAGCAATGTTTGCGTACTTTTCGTTTACCATTGCATTTTGTGCAACCCCCATAACGCCTCTGGGTCTGTTGGATTGATTAAAGTCTGCAATTATTGCCTTTTCACTGCTTAAAAATTTCTTATTAAGCGTTATTTTGCTTATAAGGTCGTCTGGGTCGTTGCTATCCATATATTTATTAAAGGATTGCATATCTGGCTCACACTTACCGCCTATTGCGTCGCTTATGTTTGCCGCTCTTATGCTTGTTGCGGACGATTTAAAGCGGTTGTCTAGGTCGTCAAGTTTTAGCGCCATATCTTTAGAGGCTTGTAAGTCTACGCCGCTAAAATCTATGTTTTCTATCTTGCAGCCCTCTTTACTTCTAAAGTATTGTGTCGCTATGCCGTTTACTTCCTGTGTTGTCTTTGCATTCCTTATGCTGTCTGCGAAATTCTCTACAGGCTCTACCGCTGCTGCCTCTTCTATGGTCTTTGTGCCGTCCTTAACCTTTGTAAGTTCACTTGCCAGCACTAGATCGTAACTCACATAACATCTGCAATTTATATCTTCCCCCGCTACTCCTGTTTGGCTGGGGCACATACAAGTAGCCCCGCTGGGAAGTACAAATAAATCGTCTTGCGGGATTGTTACGCCGTCCATTTTTTCGTGGTTGTATTTGCTTTTCTTGCCCTTTTTCCAGCCCGCTTTAGTTTTATATACAGTGTTTGGTCTTACTCGCTCGTCTTGCATAGTGTGCCAAGTTTTAGCCATAACATAGCCGCTGCTGCCTTGCTTTAATGTGCTGTTAATAGCGGTTGCTGCGTCATTAAAGCCGCTTTCTCGCACTCTATGGGTTTCTGTACGCACAATGCGAATACTCTTCTTGTAATCGCCGTCTAAACTCTCTGCAATGCGTTTAGCCATTGTGCTGTATCTGTCGCCATTCGTAAGCCCTACGCCTATGTTGCGCTTTATATCGTATATAATCTCTTTGCGGTGCTTTTCCAGCGTGTCTTTAAGGGTTAAACCACTTACAGGGTTATTTACTGCTGCCCTAATTACATCTGGCGTAACTGCGCTTACACTCGCAAAGGCTTTTTGCAATAGTTCCCTGTTGCCCGCTGCCTTTACTACAGCATTGCGCATTCCGTCATAGCACGCCTCGTAGGTCTGCTGTACTGTTTCCTGTATCTCGGTTGCAACGCTGGGTGTAATACCGCTTATGCGCTGCTCTACCTCTTCCATAAAGCGGGCGTCCATACCAGCCCTAGCAAGTGCGCTATAATCTAGCATATCGTCCTCGCTATAACTTATGTAGATTTCCGCTAGATAACTGTTAATCTCTTTAAGCAGCCCTTTATATATCTTTCTTATTTCCCGTTCTGTTGCCGCTGTCCTGTGCTCTTCAATACGGCGCAACTGGTATAAGTATTTTTCAAGTTTTGTCATTTTCCGCACCTCACACGCAAAAGAGCACCCACCACGCATAAAGCGTAATAAGTGCTCTCACAGAAAGGGTTTATTATGGAAAACAACCATAATCACACCCATATTATAACACATATAGTAGTCTAAAGTCAAATAATTGTAATTTTATACTACTTTTTGTGGGTTATTCTTCCTCTTCCCCGTCTTTTTCGTTGGGTTTGTTGGGGTCGTTGTCGCCCTCGTCCTCGCCGTCCTCTGGCAGCAGTGCTGTAAGGGCTGGTATGCTTTCCTTTTCCTTTTCGATTTCGTCTAATACATAGTCTACGTCGTCTACGAAAGAAAGTTCTGCAAAGGCAATACTTTTAGGCAATCCAGCGTTAATAAGACTTTGTACTGTCTGTGCCTCATTCGTAATATCAAGCGGGAAGTTGCGCTTATATGTGGTGTAGCACTGCAACGGATCGAAAGCAATTCGTTTCTTTACAAAACTGCTCGCAAGTAATTTATACATATATGTATCGGCACTAATCATTTTTGCCTCGAATGCGCCGCACTTACTCTCAAGCCCTGTAATTTTAAATTTAAGCGCAATGCCTGTAGATGTGCCAAACTCTTGGCTGTTAAGGTTAGGCGTCTTGCTAAATCTATAGATATTGTCCTCTAATCGGTCTAAATGGTGCGCATTAAAGGTATCGTTAATGTTTTTCGTGAGGTAAAACACGTCGCTGTCGTTCATACCGCTATATGTAAATGCCCCGCTCTTGCGTGCCTTTGCCATAGCCTCGTCACTGATATAAACATTCTTAAATACCATATGCGCATTTGTGTTGCCCTCTATATCGTTGCTGTTGTCGCTTACTGTCTTGTCGTAATCGTCAATGAGTGCAAGCACCTTTTCTGCGTCCCCTAAAAGTTCTCTGTTGCGGGGTATTCCCTGTAAAGGGCAATAGCCGAATAAATGCGGCTTTGTTTCGCCCTCAATAAGTGTAAGCCCGCCTAACTCGCCCTCGTAAAACATAATGTTTGTTTTATCGTAATACTCTGCCTTGTAACTTTCGTGGTCGTTAATATCCAGCACAGGGTAATAACGCACAGCAGCGTAAGGCTCTGTCATTTCGTTTTCGTATAAGATAATGCACTCATAAGGCGCAACTGGCATTACTCTTTCGTTGCCGTCCTTGTCAATGTAAAATAATCTGCCAGAATATCCGCATATAGTGGCGTATTTCGTGGTTTCCATATTCACATCATACATATTATTACGGGTTACAAAGTCCGCTAATGTATCTTGCGCCACTTTTACAGCCTTTTCGCTTTCGTCGTCTGCCTCTGCATATTTATAAGCAGCAGCCTTGCCCGCAAAATAACCTACCGCAATATCCGCTATCTCACTAAAGAAATCGTTGTTTACTTGGTTGTTAAGTTCTTTTATTTCTTCGTTGTCGTGCGTAAAGCGTGGCTTTCTATCAAAAATAGGCACAGCGTCCTCTCTGGTTTTATAGCGGTTGTATAAATCCTTTGTATGTAAGGCATTGTTTCGGTGCTTGCTTATGATCTTGTTTAGCAATGCGTCTGTTATGCCGTTCTTTTTAATCTCTGCAATATACCCGCTATAATCGGGGTACTCGTCTGTTATTCTTAACACTTTGCTTTCTTCCTCTCTTTCTTGCTGTTGTAGGTTACTATTGATTTATCAAAAAACGGCGGGCGGTTTGGTGCTATTGTGTAGCCACATTTTAAGCAGCATTTAGCCTCGCCTATCTTTACTGTATTAGTGTGCATGCACCGCATGTTTTACCCCCTTTCTGCAAATTACCAGCAAATTAAAATAACCCTTAAAATGCCGTTAAACTGCTCTTTATATATCTATCTTGCAAATTGCCAGCAAGTAAAAAAGCACCTACGCTGTGTAAGTGCTCTTTGCTCTATTGTGTTATATGTAATTTTGGCTTATTTCTTCATACTGTCGCCCCCTCTGCTGCTTATTTGACTGTAAGTATGTTAAACACCCGCCGCAATGCCGCTTGATACTGCATAGCGTAAAGCGTCCATTGTGTCGCTTGTGTGCTTTTCCTCTGCCTTGCGCTCTTTGTGCTCTCTTAAAATGTTGTCCAGTTCTACAAACTCGCTAACGTATCTTATGGCTACGTCTGCCTGTCCGTCGGTTAATTCGTTTAACTGGTCTAGCACTCTGTCCCTTGCGCCTGTTACTGTTTCCTCTGTAATAGATGTGTAAATGCTGTTGTTTGCCATATTGTGCCCTCTCTTTCTTATAGTCCAAAGTCTGCAAGTGTCATTTGCCCTTGCGCCTTTTCTTCTGCATTCTTTTTCTCTACAAACGCCTTATATTTTCTGGTATATTCGTAGGATTTACCAAAGATTTTATTTACGGCTTTATATAACTTAGGCTCATGCTGTCTTATTACTTCTAATTCATACTCAAAGTTTTTACCAAAAGGACAACCCGCACACCCTGTACGCTCTGGCCCGTATTCTGTATAACAAGCACTATGCTTTATGCCGTAATGTTGCTCGTATTTTTCCTTGTCCTCTTTTCTATAAAAGAAAATAGGTCTGTACTCGTCTGCCTCGTCGTCTTTGCTGGAAAAGCAACTTTTATATGCTGTAGCCCTAGCCCCGCCCTCTGCTTTTCTAATGCCTACTATGTTTAAATCGCACTCGCTTTCTTGCTTTGCTTGCTTTGCTACTAACTTTTTAGCATAGTAACAACATTTATTACTGATTGCAAAGTCTGGCGGGTTTTCTATCATAAATTCTTTTAGATATTTATTGTAGGCAATATTAAACTTGCTTTCGTTTCCGTTCTTGCCCTTTTCCCATTTGTTGCACCACCACTTTAAAGCCGCTTTGCATTTCGGGTACTCTTTTATTAAGTCCTCGTAAGGCTTATCTTCCCATTTGAAATTATGCCGCTGCAATCTTTCTATCCATTCGCTTACTTGCTTTGATAAAAAAGGTTGCCCGTATTCTCTGCAACAAACTGGAATAGGCTTTACTGCCTTATGTTTTTCTATCTTAATGCCGTACTTTTTCTCGATCTGCTTTAAGTGGTCTTTGGTTGCTTGGTATTCCAGCCCTGTATCAAACCAAATATATTTACACTTCCCGCTCTCGTCTACTTGCTTGCAAATATCTAATACTATGTCGCTATCAGCCCCGCCAGATATTGAAACAAGTATATTTTTGTATAGCGGGCTGTTAATTTTGCTGTGTGCTATTACCAGCACGTCGCCAATTATCCAACTAACTGGGGCTTTTTCTATAATGTCGTTTAATGCCACATCTGCCACCGTTTACCCTTTCTGTGTGTGCGGCTGGCGGCGGTATTGAGTGTCCCATACACTGAACCGCCCCGCCCATTATGCTGCGCCCTGTATTTGTTTTGCTACATTCGCCGCACTGTTGCCTTGTTTCTGTTATAAGAATACCACATTATGTATGGTTTGTATATCGTCATAATAAACAAAAATACGTAACGTAGTTTGTATATTATTGCTATAGTCTGCTGCCGCCCTGTGCCTCGGCTGCTAAATAGCGGGTTTCTACGGCATAGCGTAAAGCGTCTAGCAAGTGGTCGTTTTTCTTGGCTGGCTTTTCTAACACGTTGCCGTCTTTATCCTCTTGCCAGTGATATTGCTGTATCTCATTTATAAACTCTTGGCAAGTAACGTCTATGCAGATGTGGTAGCCCTGTAGGTATACAATGCCGTTTAGTACACTGTCTGCGCCTTTCTTGGCTGGTATAGCATTTACGCCGCCAGAGCGTAGCATAAATATACCTCGGCTGTCCTCGTTATCACAGGTTACAATCTGGCTGCCGCATTTCTGCTTGAGATCGCTTATTAAACTATCGTAACTCTGCCCCCGCTTGCATAACGTATCAAATACATATATAGTCTTGCTCTTTTCGGACACATAGCAGCGTACTAATGCGTTGGGGTTAGTAAAACCAAAGTCCAAGCCGTTGTCTATTTCGCCAAAACTCTTTATCTTGTCGCTTAAATCCGCTGTGCTCCAATTCTTAAAGATAAGGTTTCCTAAAATGCCCCAGTTACCCAGCGTATACACATTGTAAAAGTATTCGTCTGTTTCGTGCTCAAGTTCGTATATATCGTCGTCGGTTAAATATAGGTTGTCTTTATAGGTTGTCTTTAAGATTAGTTTTCTATCGCTCTTGTAGACGTTCTTTGTTTCGTCCCAGCAGCCGCTGAAAAATTCCTCGTAAATCCAGTGTGTTTTTAGTATAGGGTTAAAACTTAATATAATGCCCTTGTGCTTGTCTGTGTGCCCTCGCAAACGCTTTTTTAACTGCAAATAAGCACTGCGCTTTATCTCTGTAGCCTCTTCTATCCAAACACGCTCTAAAACGCCGTCTATGGGCGTGATAGACTTTAGTTTTTCCTCGTCGTCTAACCCGCTAAATAGTATTTGCTTATTGTTGCGCCTGTTGGTTATGGTTAGTTCTGTCCTGTTTCTGTCGTAAAACATAGCAAGTTGCATATTACAGATTGCTTTCCATACCTCGTTAAAAACAGATTTCTTTATGGTGTTACCAACATTACGGCATACAAGGTAGTTGTAGCCGTTCATATTATCCATTACTGTACGCTGCGCCAGAAAATACGACTTGCCGCTACTGCTGCCGCCGAAAAATATCTGCGTATACTGTGTTGCCTCTAAATAGGGCATATAGGCGTCATTTACATAGAGTGCCTGTGCTGCCACATAACCACCCCTTTACCCTTTTAGATCGTCGCCCTTGTCTGCTGCCTCGTATTCTTCCAAGTCAGAGGCACGCCCAGAAACAACGCATACACAGTATAAAGTTAAAGCCATAAATGCTAATATTGCTAATGCTGCTACTATCATATCTTTACACCCTCTCTTACATATCCTTTAATGTGCATATAATTAAGCATACTGCCACTATTAAAACAAATACGCCCATATTATTCCTCGCTTTCTTCCTCTTCCTCTGGCGGGCGTAGGCTGGCTGGCATAATGTTAAATGTTATAGTGCCGTCGCCTATGTCTGTTTTTACTTCCTGTTTGTCCGTCTGGTCTAGGTAGTTTTTACCCAGAAAGATTGCCATAGTTGCGTTGCTCTCTGCCAGTTTAAACTGATTACGGCGTAAACTGGCTTTTCCGTGTGCCTGTCCCTTTTCTTTACACTCCGCAAAAGTAGCCCTGTTGTTTTCGTTGGTTAATGTGTCTACGCTTATGCTCTCGTTTTTGTCGGACATACTGGCTGCTATTTCCTCGTCGGTACACATAAAGCCCGCTAATGTCTCTATAAGAGCCTCGCCCAGTTCGCTTATCAACTTAATAGGTCTGCCCCCGCCGCTGTCCATAATATCTATGTACGGGTTGTCTGTACTCTGTCTGCCGCTTTTTGCTGGCGTTTCTTTCTTTTTGTTTGTTGTTTTCTTGGTTGCCATATACACCACCCTTTGCTATTTGTCGTTCTATTGTTGCACGAAAAAAGGCAATACCCGCTATGGATAATGCCTTTTTTGGGAGAAATACCTTATGAAATTACACCAAAAGTGGAAAAGTTGGTTTGCTCTTTCATTATACTACATTTCGGGCTACAAGTCAAGAAATTGTAATTTTATACTACATTTTGTGGGTTATAGGCGGCAATAATCTTATTTACCGCTCTGTCCCTTATCTTGTATATGTTATCCTTGCCTATGTTTTCCCGCCTTGCGAATGCCTGTAATTTCCCATTACGGGAAAGCCACCACATAACATCTTTTTCAAGTTTCGTAAGCCCGCTGTGTTCAATCATTCGGCGCACTTCTGCTACTTTCCGCTTGTAAGGCTGCATAGCAAGTTCTATTTCGTGTCTGCGGTTTCCCATATCCTCTACTTTGCTGTTGCTAAAGCCGCTGCCTGTTGCTGGTGCTAGGTTGCCGTAGGTGGCTGTTGTTTTATACGTGATACTATCCAGCCGCTCTTTAAGTTCTGCCAGCCTTGCCATATTGTAAGTGTATTCTGTTATTTTGTCT